TTGGGTCGAGGCTCTTTATGGGCCTGGTGCAATGGCCGGCATTGGTGGAGTACCTGCAATTAATCCAAACTTGATTCCTGGATATGTACCTCCAGCCCCTCAGGGTTACGTGGATTGGATTGATGCTTTGGCTGATGGAGCTGAGCCTTACTATCCTCCACCCCCCAGAAATAACGGTACTGATGACAAAGGACTTTCGTCATATCCGTACTCAGCTAATGAGTCTTTCTATCCAGGATACTATGACAACCCGAATACGGTGCCGTCATATGACTTTGGACTCGGATCTACAACTCGTGGACCTTTGATTAACTGGACAATCTAATGACCTTACCTAATACGTCCTCGTCAAAAACTATAATGCTTCCGGAAAAGGGAGGTATTCTTAATGCTAAGATACCTTCAACTACCGGCGTTAAAGTGCTGCCTACAAATGCGCCAGGATTGAACGCTAATGTTTACACGCATGGGCAACAACATGTAATGACTCCACAAGAGCAAGCAGCTTATAATTCCGTGTTCGATACTCAAGCGGAAAATTATTGGCGTGATCCAGGACGTCTTAATAGATATTACACAGCAATCAACACAATCAAAGATCCTGCCAACCTTCCTAACTGGCTGGACACAGAAGCAGTCAAGGTAGCGTATCAGTATCTGGCTTACAAAAATCAAAAGAAGCCATGGTACGAGTGGACGCTGCCAGAAGATAAAACAGATCCAGTATATGAATTGTTGGATTCTCTTCCTACTCCTCCTAACGACAAGTTGCTGCCTTATGAGCAAATGCAGTTTGGAGGAGATGGGGGCGAGGATATCAATAAGGTAAGTTTTGAAGATATGCCGAAATGGCAACAGGCATATCTCTCTATAATGGTACCTGGTACTAGTGAGAACATTACTGATCGTCCTGAGAGCAGTCGTCTGATTGCAGCTGGTGTACAGTCAGCTCAAGGTGCTATTGGTGGTGCTATCGGCGGAGCTATTGCGGGTGGGGCTATTGGAGCTGCTTTAGGTCTTGGTGTCGGAGCAATTCCGGGAGCTATTATTGGTGCTATCGCTCTTGGTGGTACGAGTTTCTATCAAGCATATTCAGGTCAGGAAATTCCTGTCTTGTCTGAACTGTTAGGTATCACGGCCATCCCTCGTGAGGGTATGGAACGTATCATAGGAACTGCTAGACAGATTCCTTACCACGAAATGGATTCCATCATTAAAGACCTGCCGTCCATTTGGCAGGCCTCTAAAGGTTTGTATGAGTCGTCAAATACAGATACGATCAACCTTATGGGTAAGGTCTTATCACTGGGCAAGTCCGAATGGGCTGCCGATAATCAGATTTGGCGTATCACTGAAGGTTACATAAGTCCACAGCAACTACAGAACGCCAGTAGTCGTGGCGTCTATGCATTGAATGATGCAGCTCAGATGATCTCTGAAGGTGTAGATCCTGAACAAGCGTATGCTGAAATTGCAGCTCGTTTTGGTGATACTGGAGCTACTAACAACTTCGCATACCAAAGTATTCTCGATCCTATGTTGTTGATTCCTTATGCTGAAGGTAGAGTAGGTGAGTTCGCTGCTAAGGCAGCCGGCAAACCCGAATTAGCTAACGCCTTCAAAGCAACACAGGGCAATTTCATCATTGATGCTTTACCTATTGGTATTCAGCAAGTAGTTGAGGCTGTTACGGGCGTAAGAGGAAGTCAAGGTACAATCGGAGCTCTTCAACAGTATCGTGGAGTAGTTCAGAAAGTAGCTTTGACGGGTGGTAAGTCCTTAGGAACGCTCGATTGGTTTGATCGAATGGTTGGCGGCATTACTAAAGAAGGGTACGTAAAAGAACTCTTGCCTCTAACCAACAAAACGGGCATCGCTGGAGTAATTGAGAAATCACGGTCGCTGACTGCTGAATCAAAAGCGACTCTTTACTTAGATAATTTACTATCGTCCACAAGTCAACTTGCTTATACTGTGGATGATATTCGTTTGCCAAATTCCGAACGCGCTGCGGCTTTGAAAGCAGTACTAGAAAAGTATGCCAGTCCTTCTACAACAGCTGTTGGTGATGCTGGTGAGACTTTATTGAAAAGCCCAATGACTGCTACTACATCAGCTTCTGTAAAAGGAACTGTTGGTAGTACTACTTTCCAGGAACTCTTTGCAGGATGGATGAACAAAAACATCCAGAACTCTATCGACTCATTGAACAACATAGCTGCAAAGCTTGGTGAATCACCTGCTGAGTTAGTTGGTAAAATCAAACTTAGTCCTGATGACATTGCAGTGCGTATTCGTGCTTTGAATGACGCTTCATTAGCTGATCTTACCGATCCAGTGAAGCTTCAAAATGCGTTTGCAGTCTTCACAGGCAAACGAGCTGATGGTATTGAAGTAGAGCCTCAAGCATTTGACTTCAGAGACTTTAGAGCTCGGGCCTTGAACATGGTAGCTGAAGGCGCTACTAAATATTTGATCGACCATTTTGGTATCAAGGAAGCTAGTCCTGTAATCCGTATGGCTGGGTTGATGAAGTCAGTTCAGTCAGCTCTATTGCTAGACTTGAATCCTGGGTACCTTGTCAACAATGCACTCAACAACATTGTAACTAGAGGTGCTGTTGGAGTGTTAGGCTTCATGACTAAAGATCAAATCGAAGGTTGGTGGGATGCTTTCGGTTCTAAGCCAGCTCGTTTAGCTGAGGGCTTTGGAGCTACTGGTGATAATTTAGGTGAAGCAGGCTCAGCCTTCAGTACTTTTGTAAAACAGTTTACTGATGTCCAACAAGGCAAAGGTTCGTTAGCTAAATTATCACGTATGGTAAATGGAGCTCGTTCCAAATTCAACTTGATGACCAAGTTATCAGGTCGTGTTGAAGGTGCTGAGAGTGTCCAAGCATATACAATCGGCACACAAGAAGCTTGGAATCGTCTGTGGCAACCTGGTGTTGGTTACAGTAAGATGTCACCCCAATTAGAGACTCAGCTACGTGAGATTGACCCTAACTTACCTGATAAGGTGTACCGTATTATCAACTCAGGTATGAACGCAGCACAGATTGATGAAGCTTTATGGAACAGTCCTCATGGCGTCGAAGTAAACCTGTTACTCAAAGAAGTAGCTAACGAGATTGCTCCTGCAACTGCTGATGTAATCATGCAGATGTTTTCACGGACGGGTGTGTCAGCTACGTTAGCAAAAGACCTACTGAATGCAAAGACTGAAGAACAGGTCAAAGCGGTGTTCGATAAGGTTCGTGCTACTGCTAAAGACGCAATCGAAAACAGTCAGCAACAAGATGTTGCTGGATTGAAACAACAGACAGCTGCTCGTATTCAGTCTGAGGGAGCTTTATCGTTACCTGACTTGGTGGCTGATTCACAAGAACGTCTTTGGAATCGTTGGATGGAGCATTATAAAACGACCTCTGACGCTGCTGTAGAAATTATGAAGCTGCCTTTCGAGAAACGTAATGCAGCATGGAAGAAATTGAACGATGCAGAAGCTTCAACTTGGACACATCTTATGGATTCCGAGCTGCAGGTCTATGCTGGTGCTTCAGAACGTTTAGCCGGTGGCGGTCCTAATTCACAGGCTATCCTAAAGTTGATGCGTGAGAACGTTGATGCATTAGATGCTTTCTTCAATGGCAGAGATGTTTGGAAACGTCGACCATATCCTACTGAAGGTGAAACTGTTCCTCGCGGTATGGAGACTAACGGTAATGCCTACCATATTGAAGGTAAGAATGAACTATATAACAAGTTCTTTGCAGGCGCGTTAGATCCTAACATGCGTTTTGAAGACCTTGAACGTCTTGTGAATCAACGCTTCGATGAACTGGTAAGTACACAGAGACGGAACCAAAAACTAATGGACGATATTCTTGTGAACTCCTTCAAAGATCCTGCTCAACAAGAAATCGCTCGTAATTGGAGAAGTGAAGTAGCTAAAGCACAGGCTGAGATGGATACTCGACGTACTGAGTTCCGTCAGTTGCTTGCTGACACACAGCCCAATTCAATCACACGTAACAAAATGTGGTTGGAATTTATGAACCAGACTTACTTGCCTTTGATCAACAAGGTCAAATCGCTTGAGGTTGCTGGAGTTGAAGCTTTATCTCCGTTCCGCATGGCCATGGATATTCCTATTGGCGCGGTCAATGTTGATGCTTACACTGCAGCTCAAATGAGAACTGATCTTATTATCAAAGCACGTTTATCACCTAAAGAAGCTGACCGTATTATGGTAGTCCAGAATGCATTAGCTAGTTACTGGGCACGTAAGACAGGTCGCCCGATCGAAGAGTTTTATGCTTCACATTACTCGAGCATGACTACAGGCAACGCCAAGTCCAAAGCCTCTGGCTTACATCAGGATGCAGCATCAACATGGTATTACTCACCTGTAACCCGAGCTGTTGAGAACATTCCTGGCGAGAACCTCACGATCGGTCGCTTACGTTCCTTGCTAGGCAAAGCAAAAGGTATTACAGCTGATGAAATGGAATTCACCAATCTCAAATCATTCCTTGATTCTCACAAGGATATGGACACAGTAACAAAAGCCGAAGTCCTAGACTTCCTCGACAAAAACCAAGTCACCGTCGACGTTAGACGTTTAGCCGATACAGCTAATCCTGGCCTGGCTAGCGTGTTAGATGACAGGCTTGAGAAAATGCAGTTGCAAGATCTGTACGATAAAGCTACTGAACTGGAAATGGCTAATAGGGACTCTGAGGCTATTGCAATTTATAAAGAGATTGCTTTGAAGGAAGAGGAATACAACGCTCTATGGTGGGGCCCTGATCTGGCCGCTGCTAAAAGGTTCCTTGACATTGCTTCAGCAGAAGGTTCAATGACACCTACTCAACATACGGCCTTCGATATATTGGGTGAGCTAGAAGATAATGCAGCTGCTCCTTTGGATCCTAATACAGTCAGTGACCTGATACGTGATCTCGACGCTTTCTTGAAAGATGATACAACGGCTAACTTAGATGCGTTGAAACGTAGTGCAAATCTACTAAGATATGAAGATGTTTTATATACGAATCCTGCCGGGGCTACTCATTACGCTCAGTATTCAGATCCGACAGGAACTAACTACCAAGAGTTCTTGTTCTACACACCTCGATCAAGCGAGTTCATGTCACCTCATTTTGGTAATGAAGGTCAAGGATTATTATCAAGTGCTCGAACAGTAGATTCAGTCGGGCCTAATGGCGAGAAGATTCTAAACGTTCAAGAGCTTCAATCTGACCTTCAGCAGAAAGTAGCCAAAGAAGGTGCAGTACCAGCCGGACAATTACCTACTGGATGGTCTGTTACGACAACTAAGGGATTTACTATTCAAGATAGGTACGGTAATTATCCTAAGGGAATTTATGACTCTCCGGAGGCGGCAGTTGCAGGTAGCTATCCTCCAGTCAAGTTACCTGATTCAGTAGGAAGTCCTTTGCCTTATCATGTCTTAGGTATTCCGGGTAGCTTTGCAACGGCGTTAGAAGCTTCCGAGGCTGCTATGCAGCGGCTGGGTAATACCGTTGTGCCTACAGATAATCTAGCTGTAGTAAAGGATCCTCAGGGAATAACTAGTATATACTCCTCACAAGCAGAGGCTCTAGCTAGAGTAAATGCAGATAGTTTACCGGCAGCTCCGTTCTTGGAAACGTACCCGAAGATGATGATGAAACATCTCATCAACTATGCAGTAGCAAATGGATATGACCAAATAGCTTGGACTACAGGTCAGCAACAATTTGATCTGTGGGGCAGTGCTGAGGTCTCTTGGAAAAAACGTGCCGGTGGAGACGGATATGATGTAGCTGTATCGCCTCAGCGTGGTGGATCATTTGGTGATTACCAACATGAGATGTATGTTGTACATAACATCGATGAACTGAATGCAGCTGTTAGATCAACTCAAAACTTACTTGAAGATAAGTTGGTTCCTGAGAAGATCTGGAAACGTATGGAAGCATCACCTGATGAAGGAACTTACCTACCTCGTAAGATCGGTATGGAAGAACAGTACGACAAGAAGTACCTAAGTCAGATCGACAAGTACATCAAACAGTACGGGTCCGAAGTCAAAGATGTCGCTATTGGTGATCCTACCAACACGAAAGAACTACAGACATACACCATTACAGACACTGAGAACAACACTTATCACTTTACTGATGTGTCAGAAGAGCAAGCCTTAGAAAAGTACTTCGTGGATCAGGGCTTCTCTATGGTAGAGACTAAAAAAGGTAAGTTCAGGGTTATGTACGATGCAACAGGCGATGGAGAGGAAGTAGTTACTCAGGGAAACACTCGACTTGAAGCTTGGCAAAACGCAGCCGAGGACTTCGACGTAGTTGTGCTCTTTGATAAAAATGTTCCAGCTAGCAAGATGCAACATGGTTTTGATATAACACCTGAAATGAAGAAAGCAGCTAAGGAAGGTCAGCCTTTGTTCCAGAACACGAAAGGTACGACTGACTGGGATGCTGAAGGTAAAGCCGTTGTAAAGTTCTTGAAAGGTGCAGACGTATCAACTGCGTTACACGAAGGCTCACATGTCTGGTTACGATCGTTAGCTACTTCTGGTATGATGGAAGATGTGAACGTCGTAACAACATGGTTACGCGATACTTACGGAATGAAGTTACCTGATGACTGGGCTGCGAATCCGAATTATGGTCAGTTTAGAAAAGCTCATGAAACGTTTGCACGCGCATTTGAAAGATATATGCGAGAAGGTAAAGTGCCTACTGGAGCTGGAGCAGTAATCGTTGCAGCGTTCCATGACTTCAAAACCTGGTTGAAGACCATTTACTCGAAGATCAAAGGTAGCGAGATTGATATTGAGATCACACCTGAGCTTCGTAAATTGTTTGACTCATGGATGACCGAAGGTGAGCAAGTGCTAACCAATCCGCAGCGAGCTCCACTGCCTGTGCCTATGGGCGACGTGCTCACAGAGGGTTACAAGTCTTACATCGAACCAGTGCTGGATTCCTTACAGCAAAAAGTAATGGCTTCACGTGCGTCAGGTAATAATGTAGTAACAAGAGGTTTGACTGAGCAGGCTGCTATAAGCTTGAAAGATTACCTAACAAAGATATATCGAAACGAGATGCCTGGAACTAAAGCAGCAGCATTGAACTACGGTGAAATGCAACGTGATAGTGCGCTCTTGAACTACCATCGTAAATATGGGTTTGATACTGCATTGAGTGTTGTCTTCCCATACCAGTTCTGGTATACAAGGTCAATGGCTAACTGGGCATTGAGAATGATCGATCGACCTGCATGGTATTCATATTACGCAGGCCTGAAAGACTTACAGAACCAATATGAAGAGAAAGGTATTCCTAATCGCTTACGTGGTAGAATGCGTTTCTTATTAGGATACTTACCTGAATGGGCTGGTGGAGCAATCTATATTGACCCACTGAAACAGTTGTTCCCATTCGAACAGCTTGCACAGCCGTTGGAGAACTTCAACTACGCTGTACGTAACCAACAGTATGCTGCAAAAGATATTTTGAAGCAAATGGTTGCTAACGGAGAAATTGATCCAACAGTAGCTGCAGCCGCTGCTCAAGACCAAACAGGTCCTGCATGGGAAACAGCAATATTGAGAGCACAGAAACAGACTGACCAAGATCTTAGTAATCCTGCTACGATGGTAGGCATGATGATGTCGCCAGCAATGTATCTGACAGCTCCTTACTATGCTGCTACAGGACAAGCTGATAAGATTAGCGCGACGCCTTTCAATAGATTTGCGACGGGTGTCCAAGCAGTGACTGAGAATACTCCGCTTCAAGGTCTTGGAAGCCTCTTTGGACTTGCTGCGAAGCCTGAACAATGGTTACGTAACAAAGCTGGTATCAAAGAGTTCGGTGCTTTCAATGACTACTATGTCGATAAAGCATTGTCAGGTATGGCAGCCGACGGAACATCAGATCCACAGGCTGTTATTCAAGCAATGATTGACAAATCCGGCCCTGTGTATGAAGAGGCTGTCAAGAGAGTTCGTTACGAAAAGAGTTTATCAGTAGTAGGTGTTGGAGCTGTAAATGCCATAGCACAGGCGGCTGATGGTAATGCTACTCTTGGAGATGCTCTTGGTGGTGTTGCGACGTCGATCTTCCCAGCAGGTCTGTGGAGTGAAGGCGAAATGAAGTATGTAGGCCTTTATGATAAGTACACCAGAGCGTGGGAAGCTTACAATAATGGCAACCATAAAGCAGTAAATGATTTCTTTGATCAATATCCTGAGTATGAAGCACGTATTGCTCAGTATAAAGAACCTGAAGCTAGGTTACGTAACTTCTTAGTAGGCCAGATCTGGGATTCTTACAACGCTTTGGAAGGACCTAATAAAGCAGCTGTAGTAGACCAGTTAGGTGAACAGTTTGTAAGATCAGTGTTGGACGACGCTACAAGAGATACAGAAGCTGTGGACGTTGAAACGTTAGCGTACTGGGCTAAAACTCTTGGAGGCGCTGTTCCTACTACTGCACAGAACAATGTAACCACACCTTTATACTTACAGGAGGCAGGGCCAGACTTATATTCATATGACGTCAATCAGGCAGTGCAAGACTATTGGAGTGAGCGGGATAAACAATTCCCGAACATCACCAAGATCCAGGAGATGTATTATAAAGTGCCTGGAGGTGATAAAGGCGTATTACAGATGTTCCCTCAATTGAAAGATTACTGGGCTTGGAATAAGCAATACAAGTCTGAACATCCTCAAGTTGAGAAGTACGCCGATTATCAGACACAGTTACGTACGGGTGAGGCAGCTACTGAGACTACTACTACGTATACTCCTGCTCCAGCCGAAGTAAAGGCTTACTGGGCCGAGAGGGATAAGCAGTTCCCTGGTATACTTACCGTCCAGAACACTTACTACGACCAGAACAAAGATAGAGCGTATCTAGCAGAACATCCGGAACTCAAGCGTTATTGGGAATGGAACAAACAGTACAAAGCTGAGCATCCTGAAGTAACTAAGTATCAAGAAAGTGGTGCGAAACAGTATAATACTGTTACGATCACTAAACCGCTTGTAACTGTTGAGGAACTGAGCACATTTGATCCAGTGCTTATCCGTCAGTTACTAAATTCAGTATATACGGGTCAGTCATTAACTGATGGCGCTCGTACAGAGTTGTATCGTCTTTGGGTGTCTAAGGGTAAGCCGGGAACATTCCCAGAGTATCTTTCAGCCGTCAAACAAACGGTGCAACAATAGGAGATTACCATGTCCGACCGAGTTGAAAACGAACAAGTTGAGACTGAAGAGATTGATGCCTCTTCAAATCAGACGTCTGAACCGAAATACATCACTCAAGAAGAGCTCCTCGCTCATTTGTCAAGATATGAGCGTAACGTTCAGAGCATTGTTGATGGTGGTTTTAGCAAAGTTGATAAAGGTGTGAAACAAGCACTGCAGCAAGTCGACCAGTTAGTGGCTCTCGCAGAGAAGTCAGGGGTTGCTTTACCGCAGGAAAAGATTACGGCAATGAAGCTTGAAGCACTTTCAACTCAACCTGAGGCCAATAACCAGCAACAGCAACAAATCGTTCCGCCTCCACAATCAGAAGACCCGGTGACTTACATCGCGCGTGCAATGATTCGGGAAGCTGGAATCGATGTAACAGAGAACGATCCTGAATATCGACACATCAACACAACCACCAGAAATCCTTTGGTGTTCCTGAACAGTGTCGAGAAGGCAATTAGCACTAAGCTTGAAAGACTCAACAATCCGAGTCCGGCTGGTGCTGGTTCTCCTTCGACAACGACAACGAAGAAAGCTCCGGCTGCGCCTGAGACCACCGATTCGATAGAAAGTGAATTGAGGGAACTCCTGGCCCATCCACGGGTAGAAACGATGCCGAAGATCAGGGAGCTCCAGCAAAAGCTGGCCAAACTAACTCAGTAACATATTGAAAGGTAAATCATGGCTAACCAGACTACTTCAACACTTACCAACAGTATTCGGACTCAGTACCTTGCCGACTACATCGAAGCCGCAATGCAAACTCGTCTGTACGAACAGCTGGCTTCCCCTATCGGCAAGAACATGTCCGAGCTCAAACGCGGTTCAGCAGTCCAGGCTGACTTCCTGTCATCTTTGGCTATCTCTGAACAGCTTATCAGCGAAACTGCTGATATCGTGCCGACTTACTTCCGTGACGCCAACGTCACCATCACTCCCACAAGTCGGGCCAACGCAGTTGTTGTGACTGAGAAATTGCTCAATACAGTCTATACCAACTATAACGCCACGTACTACAAAAAGCTGGGCGAGAACATGATGGCCTCCATCGATGCTCTAGCTATGCAAGCAGCCGTTCAAGGCACACTCACCAAATCACCGGCCGCTCGCGCTTCACTCGATGCGGGTACCACCACTCACCGGTTGAGTAAATCAATGTTTGCAGTTGCCAGCACAATGCTGACTTCGCTGAAAGTTCCTGACATGGTTACTCCTCGTGGCCGTCGCTGGACCTCCATCATGCATCCGTTCGCCTTCCAAGACCTGATGCAGGACGCCGTTATTCTTGCTGTTGGTGAATACCAAGACAAGAACATGATCCTGAACTATGAGCTCGGTGAGCTCAATGGTTTCAGTATCGTCGTGAATCCTTGGGCGAAAGCCTTCTGGGGTGCCGGTGCGGCTAACGCTACCAATATCGCCACTACCTTGGCTGCTGATGCAAAAGCTCTGGCTTTGACCATCACCGTAGCTTCAGGCACAAGCATTGCTGCTGGCCAACGTCTTGCCATTGGTACAGTTGAGTCTGGGTCAACATTCTGCCCGACCACTGAAACCGTCATCGTAGCTAGCATCGCCAGCACCACAGTAACTCTTATCGGTGAAGGTGAAAATGGTGGTTTGAAGTACGACCATCTATCTGGTGAGACTGTCAAGAACAGTGACAACGTCTTCCCAGTTACCTTTGGCGGACCTGAATCATTGGCTAAGGTGTACGATACCGAAGTTGGTGAGTTTGGTCAGATCGTCGGACCTAAGAAAGATGGCCTCGTTGATCAGTTCACAACTTTGGCTTGGAAGTGGTACGGTAATTATGGCATCATCGCCAACAACCGTATCCTCCGCACCGAAGTGTCCAGTTCGATGGACGCCTAAGAGAGGATGTAAAAAATGGCAAATCCCATGCCCCCGCTTCCTAGTGAAGCACAAGATTTCATGCCTTTGCACAATGCTAAAGGCCCGGCACTCAACGCCAAAGACCAGATGGGTCCCATAGCCTATCTGCACAAAATAGTGGCTAAGGTAGCCAGCTTTACTGCCTTGGTGACTGACAGCGGTAAGATTTTTACCAACCTAGGCGCGACTGGTACCGTAACTGTTACTCTCCCGGCAGTAGCAGATTCTACTGGTGTGGTCATTGGCTTGTTTGCAGCCGCTGCGTATGCTTTTGCTGCGACAGCGCCATCCGGTACTTTAATCGCTGATGGTAATGCTGCTGCAACGACCTTGACCTTCGGAACTGCAAGTCATATCATTGGTGGTATGGCCTGGTTCTACTGTGATGGCACCAAATGGTACGGATTCGCGGCTGGTAACCTGTCCGCAATCCCGACTATCACCTAGTCTCAATATGTTCAATGGAGAGTTGGGGGCTCTCCATTCTTTTCTAATTGGAGGATATTATGACAGTGAAATGTAATCATATCAACAAACAGTTTTACAATGACCAAGGCGAACGTAAAGACCTTGCTTGTGATCTTCCAGTAGGACATACTGGCGACCATGAAGCTGAATTCAAATTCAATGGCGAGTTTCAGAAGGGTTCTTGGTCTGATGCTGCCGGTGAAAAATCAGCTACCAAAGCTGTCGTTATAAAAGGCAAGGACAAGACTGTTGTCACTGAACTTGAACCTGAGCAGGAGGAAACCGATGGATCATCTGATGGTACGAGCGACACAGAGGCCTCTGGAGTCGGTGAAAGTTGATCAGCATAACATTCCGATAGGTGCGAATGGAAGTATGGTGATCAAAGATGCTGGGCTTGCTGCTGAAGTTGAGACTCGCTTTGGTCGACATGGTGAACTGCGCACAGATGTTGTGACAGTTCCATTACGCAAGCCACACGGAATGATGTTTACGGTACCTGAGTTGCCGTGGAAGAAGAAACCTGATGCCTAACAAATGGTTTCAAGAAGTGTTTCAAGATAAAGACTCGAAGCCTAAAAAGAAACCACCAAAGCCTAAAGCTAAGGTGAAAGGAAAAGGTAAGAAATGACAACATTAGCCGAAGTGACGCAACTGATAGCACATACAATGATGCCCGTAAAAGACGGAGTCGCTACCGGTGGTTCAACTACCACCCTTATCGACACTGCCCTAACCAAGACATTAGGACTCTTCAACGGAGGAACAATCTGGGTTACACAGACGAGCGTAACTTACAGTCGTCTGGTCTCTACGTATGGTTCTGATAACACAGTTACGTTCACTCCGGCTCTTGCTGCTGCTATCATTGCAGGAATACCTTATACAGTGGCTCCAAACAACTTTTCAAAAGACCTACTTGAACAAGCTGTCAGAAATGTCTTACGAAAAATCTATGTCCTGAAGATTGACAGTACCCAGACTGTTACTGAAGGAGCAGACGTAACCTTGCCTGCAGGAGTTTCCAACGTTCGCCAAGTATTTGTAGCTGGTGTTCGATGTTATCACTGGGAAGAAGTTGTTGGTAAGCTCAAGTTTGACAAAACATCATACACAGGGGCACTCGAGATTAGATATGCTGCTCTGCCTACAACGCCGATGTCTGACTCTGCTGTTATTGATTCTGCTGTCGACATTGAGTGGCTTCATTGGGCCTCTGTAGCAAAACTTTGGAGAGATTATTATCGAGATCACCTGAAAGACAATCCTGTCGCTATTGAACTATTCAATGAAGCAAGACAGAACGAACAGGTGGCTTTGAATGTAATGAGAACAAAAGATCTTATGGCGCCTGCCAGAGATCCTCATCATGGGAATTGGTAGGTGAGAAATGACTATCTTTGTAGAACCAGGAAGCGAAGCGGCAACACATCATATAAGCCTCAGTGATGGTTTACACATCATAGGTTTAGATGCATGCGATAGCCAAGGCAACGCTAATCCTTTAGCTATTACCAGAGCTCCTGTACCCCGAACTGCTCTGAAGACTTCTTCAGGAGACCAGAAATATAGTGACTTCGAACCGCCTTGGAGTCCCATCTCACAAAATGGTTGGTTGAATGGTAGAGGCCTAGACGATGCTGAGGCAGATGCTGAACGTTATTTCGATGGTTACTGTGCTAATACTACCTTCGGAACAATCATCAACGGACCGCAAGTTCAGCTGACCAAAGGATATCGATCCACTGAGAACAATGTGCCTGGTAATGT